CAACCAATGCAGTTGGCAGCGGTGAAGCTAGTGACGTATCATTAGCCGCGCCGTCAGCGCCCCAAACCTGCTTAACTCGCGGATATTGGACACCTGCAATATCATCGCTTGCGAAAGTTGCACCACCAGATCCAGAATTGGCTGTGAAGTTATCGCTCATATTTATACAATTGTAAAGATTGCGCCAGATCCGTTGACGTTGTTAAAACGAATTGTGAACGTCTCAGAGTCTGCGAGATTCACAACAGTGCCATGATCGAACCAACAAACAAGCGCATTGGTTGGAGATGGCGCACTATCGTTGTATAAAACGTAGTACCTGAAAGTATCAATCGGACCACCTGATGCAGTAAATACCACCGGAGTACCTGAAACAGTGGTAACACCGCCTACTTCTGTCACTGTGACTGTTGTAGCTGTGCCGCCTGTGTTGTAGCCGTTAATACCAGTGATTTCCGTAATATCAGACAAGCTTGTATTGGCTGCAATTGGTGATGTATTAGTAAGTGCAATTCTAAAAATATGATTTACAAAATCATGTGTGCCATTGGCTAGTTTTTCACTGAAGTCATCAAACTTGTTTAACGTTGCCATGTTTATTCCTTAGCGGGGCGACCGCGTTTTTTCTCAGTTGGTTCGACTGGTTCGACTACTGCTAGTGGTTCTTCTTTGTTTACCACATATTCAGCAGCGAATGCCTCTTCGACTAGGTGTTTTGCAAATGCGTCATTTGTTCGCAACAATGTGCCAGATGACAATGTTCCGTATTGTGAAGTAATCACAGTACCTTTAATTTTTACTAGCATAGTAACCTTTCTTTTATGAGTTTACCGAGAATTCACCAAACTTGCTAGCTGCAAATTTGTTGTATGCTTTTCGAGCATTCTCAATGTCTTCAAAATAACCAAGGTTAAATAATTTCTTATCCACCCTGCATTGCACGCGCCATTTATCACCAACACGATAACACCCCTTAAACCCGTATGTATTATTTGCTAAAGCCGTTCTATTCGCGCCATTTTGCGATTTTGTAGCAGCTCTCAAATTATCAATACGGTTATTAGTTCCGTCTCTGTCTTTATGGTCAACAAACTCAGGAGGTTCAGTTTGGTAGTGAAGCATCCAAGCTATTCTGTGCGCTCCGTACATTTTGCCATCAATCTTTAATTCGATATAGCCTTGATGCGTTTTTGAGCCACAAATTTGACCAGCTTTCCACCTTGTACCAGAATCAACCTTCCTTATTATTAACCCCGTTTCCTTATCATAAACATAGCGTGCATTTACTTTTTCTAACATTGTGAATTCCCTGCAAAACACCCTGAATTAGTTGATGTATCAGGCAGGTCAGGAAACCTGCTTTTCGGGTTGCATGCCCTAGATACATCGTTAAGGTTTTGTTAACTCAACTTGGCGTTAAATCGCCAAAGCGGATAGCCGCTGGCACTTCGACGGTCAACGCACAACGACGCTCTGCGCGAAGTGTAATCAAGTTCAACTGGAAGTTGTTTTCGTCAGAGTCTGACATATCAACAACAACGCCTTCACGGTTGTGCAAGGTAGCAGCTTGGCGCAAAGAACCAACCAACACTGTGTCGGCGGTCATTGCATTAGACGCAACAACTGGCAAGCCAAACAATGTAGGAGGTGCGCTTACGCCCGGGTCGCCCAGCAAATAACGGTTTTGTGCGTCTTTTGCCAAGCGCATTGTCCACCAGTCGGCTGTGTTCATCACGATTGCGTCGGCTGCGTAGTCAGAGCCTGCACAATCACCAATCATCTTGCCAATAAGGTCAAAACGGTTGTTCAACAAACCAGCACTAATCAATGATGCATTGGTGTAGCCGTGTGCTGTGAAGTTGCCGGGGTTTGTGAAGCCTGACAAGTTAGGCGCTGTACCATTGCCTGCTACCAGTTGGTTTTCTACGCGCAAATTCACACCGTAGACCATGCGGCGATTGATGTATGCTGCCAAGGCTGCATTGTCCATTGCCAGTTGGCGTGTAATCTTAATCCAATGAGCGATTGTGCTAACTGGGGTTGATTGTTGCGTGAATGTGATAGCAGATTGCGGTTTAGCCGCGCCCTCAGCAGTTTCTGCAGCGGCGTTGGTGAACACGTTTTCACGTACCCAATCAATCGAAGGTGCAGAGGTTGGAATTGCAGTTAGCAAGTCTTCAATAGTGAACAGACGGAAAGCACCTTCGACGAGACCGGGGCGGCGCTCTGAGAAAGTACCACCGATTGCGTTGGTAACTGTGTTTTTCAATTCAACACTTGTACGACCGCGCATGCCTGATTTAGCCATGTGCTCGTAACCAGAAGATTTGACGAATTGCATACCAAAGCTGTCGTCTGCTTTAGTTTCTGCGATAACAGAGCTTTTTTGCTCCATTGCCAGCAAGCGGTCAGCAAGTGTGCGTTGTTCGATACCGATTGTTTCAATAGCGGTTTTAGTATCAGCGGATACTTTACCGAGAGTAGCCATTTCGCCCTCTGCTTTGGTAGAGATGGCGTTTAGTTTTGCCTCAACAGAGTCAAGGGCTTTCAAGATTGCATCAGACATGGTATTTTCCTTTTAAATGTCAGGGTTGCGGGTTAAGCTGTTGCCAGTTTTGTCAATCGCTCTAGGATTAGAGCTTGCGTTTTCGCTTCGTCATTCTCAAGAGCATCCCGCCCCATAAGAATAGTCTTTGCGCGGGAAACAATCGCCATTGCCTCCCATTTGCCAAGCCCCGCATCCCGCAGTAGCTTTTCAATATCGCGCTCTGTCTTGCAATCAGGCAGCAGAGCCTCAAAATCAATACTTTTTACACTTGAGAGGTTAATCCGTGCGGAGCTGTCAGCAGGGAACACGACGGGGCTAACCTCAGTCAATTCTGACCACTTATGAATTAATCGGCCTTCTTCAGTTTCCTCAAAGTCGCCTTTTTTAAGATAGCCACCGATTGATAAACCGTCTAATGTGCCATGCTTCAATGCAGCGCGTACATTCTTGGCTAAATCTAAATCAGGGGTTAGCTCACCCTCTACAAATAGGCCGTGATTGTCTTCGATAGCCTTAGTCCACTTACCAATAGGCATGTCCCATTGATGTTGGAAGAACATTTTAGGCATGGTTTTGATCGTGTGAGCGAATGCACCTTTTACGATAGTGTCACCATAAGAGTCTACGCCACCAAAAACAGAGGCATAACCCGAGAATTTACCCGTTTCACCGTCCATTTTGAGTGAAACATCGTCTAATTTAAGTGTTTTTGTGACAATCATCTAATGCCTTTCACTGTGCAATTGAATCACCACTTCCGCCCGAACTTACAGTAGAACCGAGCATTTCAATGGGTAATAGGTTAGATTGTACGGTAATAACGTCCCCGCCTGCAACTGGCGGATCGTTTTCGAGCTGTCTAGCCTCGTTTCGAGTCTTTAAACCGTTTTGAACTTGCCGCGCTATGATTTGTGAGCGCTTATCAGGGTCACCTCTAAGCATTGCATCGTAACTAAATTCAGCCGTTAACGTAGCCCGTTGTCGTGGTGTCATAACGTGCTTACGAATAGCTTGTTCAATGTTAATCGTAAGCGGTCTCATAGCTAAAGTATGAAAACCGTCTTTAATCTCATAGATGCCACTTCCCCACGTTGTTACGTTTGAATGATGGATTAAAACGGGCGGGACATCAAACCAACGACAAATCTCTTCAATGCCAAACTTGCGAGTCTCTAGTAATTGCTGATCTTGCGGAGTCATAGATAGCTGTTGATACTTCATATCTGCCTCTAAAACGTAGAGTTTTGAAGCTTTACCCGATACCATGCCGTCAAATGTCTTTTGAATTGCCACCCGTTGATCTGGTTTTAAAACGCTATCAAGCATCAAAACGCCAGCGGGTTTACCACCATTACCAAAAACAGTGGCAGCATGTTCCTGTGCTTTTGCCAGTTCGTTGGTTGACGAGCGCATAAATGAGAGCTTATCAAGGCCAGTCGTGCCATTTCCAAGCCCTTTGACAACCATAACGCTCGATTCTGCGAGAACCATCAAATCGTTACCGATTCTGTACTCATAAACCATCGAACCGTCTTCAAGAACTGAGGCGCTTACTTGGCTAGCAGGCATGGGCCACATTGCTACAGCTTCGCCCTTTGAGTCTCTATCAATCCGAGCATACCCACACCCGCGAATGTCGTGATTCATTACCATAGTTCGCCAAAAATCGAATGGTGTCATTCTGCTATTTGGACTATCGTGCAATAAAGTGTAAAGTCGGTTACCTCGCGCTAATTCACGCTTTCCGTCTTTATTTTCGTAAACAAAGCACGGCAAAGATGCAATGGCTGTAGCTCTACGGTCAACACATGCCCATACAGCGGACAATTGAAGTACAGCATCTTCGCCGAGTACGGGCGTATCAGGTACTAACGATGCTACGGGCGCGGTATTTTGTGATCCTGTGGTGTTGGATGTAGCACTACTACCCCACCACGTGCGCATGCTAGAAAAGAATGATGCCATAATTATTTTTTGCCCATTTTTGATATTTTAGCACGTTGGACTATAATATCAATGTGGATAGCGCCTGCAGCGCGAAAAGTGTCACCTCTAACCCTGACACTTCCACAACTTTTAAGGGTTGTTTTTAGAGAACATAAATTATGCTTACTCAATCTGAGCTTAAAGAATTCGTCCATTACGATTCCAATACAGGTATTTTTACTTGGATTAAATCCACTGCAAAGTGCATCAAGATAGGATCAGTAGCAGGTAGCATAGGTGATGGGTATATTAGACTTAAAATTAAATATAAAAGTTACCGCGCCCACAGGCTTGCATGGCTATACATGATGGGGGAGTTCCCAGAAAAAGGACTGGAAATTGACCATAAAAATATGAATAGATCTGATAACAGATGGGTAAATCTTAGATGTGCAACAAAAGCGCAAAACATGCAAAACCGAGCGGTATTTACAAATAGCAAATCCGGCCTCAAGGGCGTAAGCTGGGACAAAGATGCTAAAAAATGGCGCGCTAGATTACTCATAAATGGGATTAATAAGCATCTTGGGTTTGCATTAACGCCTGAAAAAGCATTTCAACTTTATAAAAATGCGGCAGAAGCTCATCATAAATCATTTTTTAGAAGCTCCCTATAACTGGGTTGTTTATAAATTCATCAATTCTACCGCAAGCATCTGGGTTTAACGACATTAAAGTAATTGCATTAAATGCAGCCATTAAAGGATCAATTTTTGCAGTTCCAGCAGCTTGCTTAGTAATTATTACAGCGTTACCTCTAGGCTCAATCTTTGCGTTTCCTACGCACCAATTCATCATTGGTTGACCACCGTGGATTAAAACTCCTTCTGCAAGTTTACGTTCTGCAGTTTTAATCACACCTGACATTTTCCAGCCCTGAGAGATACCGATAACCTTATCTTCGGGGATTTCAGCGGAAACTAATGCCTCTAAAATGCCACCTAATCCAGCAGGGTCAGCGCCTATTCTATCAAGAATGCCCGCATCATAACATTGTGCGCATATATCTGCAACATCTGCAACATCATCGCCAATTGTACGCACAATCGTCAAATCGCCGTCTTTTTCAAAATCTTTGAACCGTGCGGCCTCTGATTTCCTACGCTCCAATACTGAAGGGTGCGCCCATGCATGCGTCCAAAGTAACCATTCACGGGTGATTTTATCTCTACCGCATACGGCTAAACCTAATAAATCATCAAGGCCACCGCCGTCAATACCAATATCGACAACCTCGGATCGGTCTAGTAATTGGACTAGCGTCAATCCTTTGACTTTGCCTTGTTGCTCCCAAAAGTCAGCCCCCGCCCATCTATCCGAGCGTAAGTTTAAACCAATTTCAACATTTCCATGTTTTGCGAGAAAACCGCGAAAAGAATCGCCGCCTTCCATCTCTGCTTTTTTAAACTCGCGCTCTAAAAACTGATTATCAACAGAAAACCCCAAATTTGGATTAACCATTGCCAAGTTTTCCATTTTCAAATGCTCACCCGATGCGACCATATCGTCAGGATGTTCAAAGATTATAGGCACAAAACCCTTATCCACAATCTTTCCATCTCGAACATCACGCGCATATTGCAGCTTTTGCTTAAAAACACCAGCCGGCGGGTCGTCTGACTGTGTGGTGACGTAGATAACAAAACCCTCAGGGCGCGAAGCAAGACCGCCGATTGCCTCTCGGAACATAGCCTCTGCGCTGGATTGCTTGCCAAATAGCCAAAGTTCCTCAATTAGCGTACCGATTGACTTTTTACCAGATACTGTATTACTATCAGCAGCGACAACTTTAAGTGTTGCGTTAGTGCCACGATGTGTAATCGTCCTAACGTGAGACTGTACATGCATCAAGTCTTCAAGCTCATCATCTTTCATAGCCATGTCACGGGCAGGGCTAAATGCATTACCAGCTACTTCAATCGTTGGCGCGATTACCGTAAATTCTCCAGACTGCCGCCAATTTAAGATTAGAGCCGTCATCATAATGCCAGCAGCTATCGTAGATTTAGCGTTTTTCTTTGGAATTAGGATAAACCATTCAGTAATCAACCTACGCCCTGAGTCTTTATCGTAAGCTCCAAATATTGAGCCAACCAATTCAAACACCCACGGAGCACATGATTCTCCAAATGTAGGCGAGCCGGGTGCATCTACAATTTTTAATTGTTTGAAAACGTCAACAGCTTGTCTAGCTTGATCTGGGAAAATAGGCGGCGGGATGATTGACTTGCCAGTTTTTAGGCGGTCAGCCCAATCTAGGCATGATGTATCCCATGTTTCATCTGCCATTGTTTACCACTAACTTTGGAGCTTCTACCGCACCGAATCTACCTTTTCCAGCAACTTTAGCTGCGGCATTCTTTTGATCTTTAGTGCTAGCTTCACCGACTTTTTGATGGATAAAAGGCATTAACGCTTTGGCGGCATCAGCTCTGACTTTAATATCAGCCTCACTATCGTTCATCAATGCAAACAAAAAAACCTTTGGGTCTTTATGCGCTAATGAATCTGCAATAGGAACTGGAATATCTAATTTCACGGGTTCGCTAGGCGTTCTACCAGCGCCTTCTCTGTATCCACCCCTGCCAATGCCTCTAGATTTAGTCATATGCGGATTGTAGCCCTTTTGAATCCCTTTGGTTGCCTTTTGATTTTCTTGAGTCTCGATTTAATCTATGCG